CAATTTCATATGCGGCTTTAACCTTATTTCTTTGAGTAAATAGATCTAATTCTGTTTTACTAAGATCTGCTTTGTTTTTTAAGATCTCAGTTTGAGCCTTCATTAAGTTAGCAAAACGATTTACTGTATTTTGTCTATTAGTGTAACCACCAACCAATGTGTCAAATATCTTACCTGATGTATTTTGACCTTTATACAATGAGTTTTTATAACCACCTAACAATCCAAGAACAGTATCAAAATTCTGAGTATCCTTAAATTGTTTTTGCATATTAGGATCCATCAGTCCCATCAATGGGTTGTATCCACCATTTAATATTGCATCTATATCCATGATTATCCTAACTTAAATAATTGTCTGTTTGGTTTAGAAACATTGGTTCTTAACATTTCATTGTATGCCACTGCTTGAGGGTTACCTGCTTTAATGCTTCCTCCACCTACTTGTGTAGGCATAGTGGTTTGTGATGGGTCTAAGACACTTAGTAAGCCAACTGCACCAATCCCTGTTTTAAATGGATTGTCTTTTGCATAATCTACTGCACTTTGACCTATATCTTTTAGTTTTTCAAAGCCTGATTTCTGATACTCATCAGGTGGTGTAGGGAACATAATATTATCTAATTGACGTGGGTCTACAGGTTGATTAAGTACATCAGCACCAATTTGAACACCACTCATATCTGTTCCTAACTGTCCCGGAATGTAACTCATATCAGGAGCAACACCTCGTATGGATTGATATGGAACTTCTTTCATCACATCACCCACTCCCGGAGTAAATAAATTACTCATTGGGTCACCAATAAGATTGCCTGATATTGGATCTGTGCCTATTTTGACACCGATGCTAGGTTGGATTAAATCATCAGCCATACCAAGACTCTGACCTAATACATCACGAGTTGCTAAGTCTGAAATGCCACTATTAATACCCCCACTTGCTGTAGCAGTAGCAAAATCATCAGCTAAGCCACCAAACATGCCTGAGATATCATTGTAAAATAAACTATCAGGTCCACCAAAAAATCCACCTGTAAAGCCACCCATTAGGGCACCTTTCATAGGATCTCTGCCTGTGGCTAATGAGGTAGCAGCACCAACTCCAGCACCTATTAATGCAGGAACTGCCATTATTTACCTCCCCCTGATGATTCTGTTGTAGTCACTTGACCCATTGGAGCACCATAAGCAGCACCAAGGTAAGCAGAAAGTTTCTGATATGGTTTATTCTGATCAAACTCGTATCTAGCAATATCTGCCTCAAGAGCTTGTCTCTGATAATCTTCAGCCATTTGACCTGTGTTTAATAACTGATTGATATCTGCATAATCAGCTTGAGCCATAGATGGTGCCAATTGAGTTGCAGCTTGTTGATAGCCCCTTTCAGCCCCATAGTTTTGGAACATTAAGCGACCTGCTTCTTGAGCAAGTGAGTTAGATAAGTTTTGACTGTTTCTAGCTGATTGATCAAACATTGCATTTGATCCATAACGACCTGCTTGGGCAGCACCACTACGAGTTGCCTGCATTGCATCATTGTATCTTTGTGTCGCAGCACTTGCAGCACCTGACATAGCTTGATTTAAGAATGGATTGTTACCTAAATATTGACCACCAATTGTTTGACCTAATTGTTGTTGAGCCGCTGGAAGTAATGGAGAACCTTGCAGAGCTCTGTTTTGGGCCGCTTGTAGGGCAGTTTGTGTTTGTTGACTTGGGTCTACATAAGTTTGGTTAGGGTAGTATGTTGGAGTATCTGTTTGATAGAGTGATTTAGCCTCTTCCAAACCATACTTGACAAAAGGTCGTACTGTAGGATCTAACTGGTTTTGAGTTGTAGACGAACTACCTCCACCGCCTCCACCTTTGAATAGTTTCCTACCCATCTTACCATTGTCAATTGACTGATTTCCATCCAATTCAGGGAAATAATCGTGTATCATAATTTATACTCCATTAGTGTGTATTTAGGTTGCATCTTCCATTTAATTCGCCATAATCTGACGATTCCGGGTAACTTTGTAGATCCTTGGACTTTAGTACCACCATTATTTTTAACCCATGATAGGAATTGCTCCCAACATTTATGAGTTGTTTTACCTCCGATGTAGGTAATGTAGGCAATACGATCACTAGGATACATGACCCATTGAACTGTAAATGCACAATGACATTTATTGTCATCATCCATAATCAGTAATAGGACAGAGCTTCCTTGTGAGACAAACTGTCTTAATTGATCTAGTGTAAATTCACCATTACCGACTGCTAAAGCTCTTTTGAGATGAGGTTCAGCAAAATGCCAATACTGATGAACATGTGTAGTAGGAACTATAAATAGATTCATAACCTGTGATAAACACTAATGGTTTAACCTATTATAACGTAGCCGTAAACTAAGCTCGGTGTGTTATTCGCAAAGTGACTTACAGTTGCACTACCATTTGTTTGTGCTGATATATAAACATTGTCCATGCTAAATGGTGCTATATATGTAACACTTATCTGTGCAGATGGGATAGAAGGTCTTGTATAAGGTGTAGTTGTCGCTACAAAATGTTCTAATGATACGTCTGTAGATGATGTTGCTCCTGCTATTTCAATATAATCACCTGCATTTAAATCTAACACATGACTTGATGTTCCAGTTAAATGAGATGGGTCACCAGTAGACTTACGAGCTGGTAAACCAAATCTCTTCCCTGAATCAGTAACATCACTGCCATTGACTCTAAACCATACATCAGCATATTCTGCATCGTTATTAGCATTTGCTAATTGCAGAGAAAATAATGCTTTATATATACCATCGTTTCTAACATATATTCTAGATGTATTGACTCCATCTAAATACATACCATTTATTTCATGTTCTGTAGTCCAGTCAACGACTGCCGTATTACCTGAACTAGGTGCTAACTGGTCTGTGTTTTTACTAAACTCACCATATGGAGCCGTAGCAGTTTCCGCAGCATCAGAATAGGGAACTAAAATAATTTTTGAGTCCCTACTAATTCTTTCGTCATACAGTGTAGTAGAGGTTGCCCATGATGTATCTAAGGTAACAGTTCCTGTGCAGTTTAATTTACCATTTAATATTGTATTTGTAATTTCTGCAATTTCACGAGTTGTAGCAAACTCAGGTTGTAATCTTCTAAACTGCATTATCTACCACCAGCTGGTTTCAACTCAACATCTATAGATACTGCATTTTTCCAGTTACCTGATGGCTTTACTTTGACTCGATGATATCTACCACGACTTCTAAGAGAAGCTCGACCTTCAGTAGATGTAGTTGCTTTAACATCAAATATAATAGGGTCACTTAGTTCTTTACGAGAGGCTACTTCGATGTCAGCAGAGCCTTCATCAATCTGAGGTCTAACTAGCATCAAGAATGAGTTATAGCCTTCTTCTAAGTCAGGAGTTATTAATTCAGAATCATAATTAGATCCTGTAAAAGTCACAATTTTTCTATCTTTAAATCCTGAGAATAAGAACTTACCACCAATCCATAAACGATCATCTAAAGAAGCTGGGAGAGTATCTATATTAGTATAGCCTAGGTTAGTCTCTAAACTTTCTAAAGTCTCACCTGTGGTCGTTACAGAGCTTCCAATGCCCGTTGTTTGTGTTGTTGCTCTTGACCACTTATCTAACTGCCAATTGTAAATAAGAATAGATCTTCCACCACCCACATTGGCATAGTTCCATACTACTAACTTTCTAATAGGATCAACAGAGGCTGACATTGTGTCAATATCAGTTAGCAATGCATCATCAAAGAAATAACGATCTACTTTTTCTGTACCTATTCCTACGACTGTATTACCATCGCATTTATAGAAACCATCATCAGATAAGAAGAATGTAGTGTTACCATATTGGGTTGCAGAGTTACCTTCTAAGCAACCTAAGCCACGAGAGATTACATCGAATTGGAAGAACAATGGGCTACCAATGTAACTCATTCTTACGATAGATTTTTCTAATAATATAAGTCCAAATTCACCACCACTGATGGCTTGAATATTGCCCCCGTCAGGGATGAACTGATAATCTGATTGTGATGTATCGCCTGATACCCATGTGGTTTCATCGTTGATATCGGACCAGATAACTTTATTCGGTTCCAATCCAGCTCCTATGTTACCAGCAACAACAAAGTCCCTCACAACAGCCACAGTTTTGGCTATAGGGGCATTTGCATCTAGATCAGAAAAAGCAGAGTCACCACCTATCTCCCACTTTTGTAATTTAGCCTGATTGTTTGCTCCGATAACCACTTTACCAAACTGAGTAAATTTCCACTCTTTACCACTATATCCACCTGCTTTAGATACATCATCTAAACTAAGGTCAGTAGCATCTAATTTGTGTATTGTAGAATCAGTGCCTGCAAAAATAACTACTTCAGCACCATACTTGCCACCAAACACTGTATTAATAGATTCAGAAGCATTTCCTGAAAAGTCTACAGAGTTAGGAAAAGGAGCATAGCCTACTGAGGTAGGATAGACATTCTTAGCATCTACTAATACTCCAGCTACTGCTGGTTGGTCAGGTAACCATTCACTAAAGTTAAATCTCATATTTGCCATAGTCGGTATAGAATTTCCTAATATCTTGTTCAGTTAATATATAAACATTGACTGTGTCTTGGTCATCATTGAGCCTTTTTAATATGCGATGACGTCCATCAATCAATCTATATGGTTTATTATGTGGGTTAGGCATGTCTTTAACAACGATACCGGGAAAGCTCGTATCTGCCGTTAGGTACCTAGAATCTTCTACATCGATGTTAGATATATCTTTATATGCTATATCTGATATAGGTAAATAATCAGGTTTGTATTTTTTAAAATTTATGTATGAATATACATAGTATGAGTCTATAATCATGTCAGGACAATTGGGTAATGCCCAATCCCCTGTCATAATATGTATCATTTTTTTTCTAGTCTAAATCCAAAACTTAATCTGTTAGCATTTTCTGACCTTACACAGTGCCAAAATTTATCAGGTGGCTCAGGTATGTCAAATTCTCTAATGGTTGGTGAATTTACATTATCAGGGTCTTCTTGCACTTCATTGTCTTGTAAGAACCTAAAAGATGAATCACCATCACTCCATGTTATATAAAGCCTTTTACCGGGGCGATTGGAGTTCGTATGCCATCCCATATACCCTGTTGGTGGATAGTAGTAATACCCTGAATCATGTATATTGTAATCAGGATACACCTTTTGCAAGATGTGCATAAACTTGTTGGTTATAGAGCCACCGAAATCAACGTAATAGCTAAATGGAGAGTTAGGTATATCATCTTTTATAT